GAGTACCGAGGTTGGTACCCAGAAGACCGGCGTAGCCCGGGTTGGGGACGCCGCCAGGACTCATGGTCGAGTTGGTGCCGAGCAGGCCGCCTGCGATGGTGCTACCCACCATGCTGCCGAGGGGGCCACCCAGCAGACCACCGACGATGCCACCGAGGTTGGAAGGCGTAGCGTTGAACGTACCGGTCGCCATCTGAGTGCCATAGTTGGCCATTGCAGCCAGCGCAGGGTTGCCAGTCATCAAGCCAGTGGCCATACCAACGGCGGGGCCGATGTTCCCTTGCTGCGCCGCACCAACGGCGCCAAGGGTGCCACCAGCCATACTGAGGCCGGGCTCGCCCATCACCTGCCCGGCGATACCCAGGCCGTAGCCGAGGTTGCCCAGCGTAGCTGCAGACTGCGGGGAACCCTGCACCGCTTCGCCACCACCGTAGCCACCGCCACCACCATCGTAGACGCCAACGTCGTAGGGCTCGTCTTCGATCACCAGATCCTGCGCGCCGGGAGTGACGTTGGAAGGCGGCTGCATCGCCATGCCGCGATTCTGTCCGGGGGCTGCAAAATAATCGACCCCGGAAGCGGGGCCGCGACCATATGCGCTTGCAGTCGTGCTGCCGACAACGCGATCAAGTGGGGTGGCCATGTTAGTTCCTCATGCTCTGTAGAAGCGCGTTGAGCGCATCCTGTATTTTAGACACGTCGGTCGCCAACTGCTGCACATCATTGAGCAGCTTGACGTAATCTTCGATCACGGGGACCCCATAGGAACCCACGGTCACGTAGTCGCCCCGCGCAGACACCTGCCGCATCTGCTGAAAGTCGCCCGGAGCTGCGCCAACCGCGTCGTTAGTCAGCGCCCTCCCTGGCCCTCGAACTCCCATCAAGATCTCGATGTTCTCTTTGAGCGCTGCCAACAGGTCGTACTGCCACTGGGGTAGGCGCTCGTTGGGAATGGCAGGAATGCCTTGGAACTGCGGCATCAGGTACCTTTCAGACCCATCATGGTCTCTGCGAGGTGAATGGCTCGGATGCGGACCTTCGTCGCCACCCGTACCTCAAAGGTATCGCTCCTATACCCTGTAGGCATGCGGAACGGCTCGCTGTTGCTCAAGGTGCGCGAGAAGATCAGCTTCTTGTCGACGAAGAGCTGGAACAGGACATCGACGTCTTCCTCGACGAACGGCTCCAAGGCGCCGGAGTTCAGCGGCTCCTCGTTGTACATCAGCGTGCCGAGGGAGCCCATGGGGTGCGTGCCGCCATCGATCAGGGATTGGTTGGCCGCTTCGATGGCCGCATTGGTCGCCAGAATCTGCGAGGAGTCATCCGACCCGTCGTAGTCCGCAATGACCCGCGCCGCGCCCAGGTTGATCGGGCTCTTGACCGTGAAGACCTTGGACTTCCAGTCCAGCACCGAGGTGACCTCGTTGGGCGAGTTCCACAGGTACACAACGCCCTCGTGGGCATAGTAGAACGCATCCTCGCTGGCGCGGTAGTGCGCAGCGCTGAAGTGGATATCGGTCTCGACGAGGTGGCCGCCGATCTGGTCATTGCGCTCGAACAGGAACGTGTTGGTGCCATCGGATCCGAAGTACCGGCCCCGGTAGTACGCGCCGTAGAGCGCCGAGGGCGTCACGGCCAGCGGCCATGTGATCCAGCTATGGACGTTCTTGGTCAGATAATCGGTGCCGATCGACGTCGAGTACACCGCGAGGCCGCCAGCCGAGGACCACACCACGCCGAAGCCGATGTTGATCACCGACCGCTTGGACACGCACGGCAGGATGTAGTCGGTGCGGGCTGCTGACATGGCCGCCGGGTTGTTGCCGTCGAGCTTCCACGGCGTGCGATCGGTCAGCGCCAGCAGGGTAGTGCCAAAGGCAGCCAGCGAGACGATCTCGGCGTCCACCTGCCTGCGGTACTTGATCGGCCATGCGTGGGGCTTGCCGGGTTCGCTGAAGCAGATGGTGTTGCCGAAGAAGCCCACCAGCATGTTGTTGTGGATGGCCAGCAGCCCCTGCATGTTGTCCGGCGGCGGGTCGTAGTCTTCGGAACCCAGCAGTTCATCCAGGGTCGAGACATCGACATCATCCACGAATGTGGTGGTGCCCAGGTTGACCTCTCCCACCTTGAAGTAGGACGTGCCGCTGACACCGGCCACGGATCGGTAGATCCGCACCTTCATGCCGGTCGTGTTGTACCCGGCGCCATGCGTCCAGCTTGCAGGCAGGCCAGAGATGGTGACCGACTGCCCTTCCTTGACGAAGATGGTCGCCGAGGGCTCGGACGGCACCGACTCCTCATCCCACTGGGAGTAGTAGGTGAACACGTAGGTGCGGGGCAGTGTGCTGCCGGCCAGATCCACGGTGCCCTGATTGACCCGCACGACCTGCCCCAGCGGGGAGCCAGACTCGCTCGTGGTCGTAACCACGGCGCCAGGGCTGGAGAATGTGAAGGACGTCGTGGTCGGCGTCGAGAGCACGCGGGCGCTGGTGGTGTTGAACGATGCGCTGTCTACGTTCGTCAGGGTGACGTAGTCGCCTACCACCAAGCCGTGTGCAGCCGTCGTCTCGATGGTGGCAACGCCGGCGGCGTCACGCGCGTAGGTCGACACCGTCTTGGCCGTGAACCCGGAGTCGTCCGTCTCCGTGGTCGTCGCGACCTGCCCGCCGAAGTTGAAGTAGGTGAACGTGGTGCTGTTCACCACCGTCACCGGGGTGTTGGTCAGGTTGAACGTGTTGTCGTCGACCTTGGCAACCGTGACGTAGTCGCCCGTGGTCAACCCGTGTGCCGCAGTCGTTACGATCGTGGCGGTGTTGCCTGCATCACGCGCATAGGTGGCCACCTTCTTGGCGGCGAACGTCGACGGCGTGGCAACCGGCACAGCGGTCGGCAAGGGCATGCCCAGCGTGTAGCTGGCGGTGGGGAACTGCGTGCCGGACGTGGCCAGATCGTAGTTGGTGACCTTGGGCGCGCCGTCGCCGGTGTAGTAGATGCGCTGAGTGGTGTCGTTCTCGAGCTGGGCCCGAGCCACATCAACATCAGTGGTCCAGTGCAGCCACACCAGATCGCCGGTGCTCGGGTTCACCAGTGGGTAGATCGTCTTGATCACGCCGGGTTTGTCGAGCGTGGCGATCGTCTCCGGGCGTCGGTAAGGCTGCAGATCGCCCGAAGACAGCTCGAGGTTGAACGCGTACTGGCCGACCGTGTCCGGCAGCAACTCCGGGGAGATCTTGGGTGCGACTCCGAAAAATTTTGCCAGTTTGATCGCGGTGCCGGCCATGCGCTACCTCACGCCTTCTTGACCGGGCCGCCGCAGGCGTACTTGGTCGACTTCGGGGTGGACTTCACCATGCCGCCGTTGCGGAACTCCATGCCCGACTCATCTTGGTTGAAGCGGGTGCGCGAGCGCGGACTGGCCTCTGCCCGGGACATCGGCGGCTTAGATGCTGCTGGCGGCGGGGTGTTACGGCCCAGGCGAGGCGCGGGCGGGTTGGTGCCCACACGAGGCATAGCCGGAGCAGGGGCCGGGCTAGAAAGACCAGCAGAGCGAGCAGTGCTGGGGCCGCCCAGACGAGCAGCCTGTTTCATACCCTGCAGCGCGCGGGGAGCCGCTTCCAGCGCACGCCCACCGCCCATGACCGGGACAAACACCGGGCGGCCGGGAGCCGGGGTGTCGCTGTAGGTGCCCGCCTCGCGGATGCCCTGCATGGCGGCGTCGATGCGCTCGGCGCGAGCGTCGGTGTTGCGCATGGCTGCACCAGTGCCTGCCGGGGTGCCCACGGAAGCAACGCGGCGCATCGAGGCGCCGGTGCCTGCAGGGGTACCCGTCGACGGACGAGCCATCGGAGTGGACTTGGGACGGGACGACACAACCGGTGCCGCCTTGGCGGCAGGGGCGGCGGTGGAGGGCGCAGCCTCGTTGGTGCGCAAGAAGGCGCGTGCGCGCTCGTAGGTGTCAGAACCGAAACGACCGCCTTCAGGGATCGTGCCAGCGGGTTCGTCGATAAAGCGGTCGGCCATGCTGTAGCTCCTTTGTGCGATTGTACTCAGCGAGTGCGCTTGTCCGCAATGGACCAGAGCACACCAGCCAGGGCGGCAGCGCCGCCGACAATGGCGTCGATTGTGGCGCCGTCAACGCCGTACTGCACGGCGAAACCACCTGCGACGGCGGTCAGGAAGTGCCGCGTGATAGCGGCTACGATGGTTGCGTTCATTTCCATTCTCCAGTTTTCATCTGCTCGGCCAAGCGGCGAGCACGTTCAGGGGTTTGTTGCGCCCACTTGCTGACCAACATCTGCAGCGCAGCGCTGCTGTACTCGCCATTCTGGATCAGCGCGAGCGTCTTCTTGAACTCCAGCAAGCCGGCGGTACCGAGCTGGAACGCCATGTTCACCAGCACGCCCTGTCGGGCCTCGGTCAGGGCGTCGAACCAGGGCAGCGCCTTGCGCAGCGCGTTGATCCGGTCTTGGATATCGTTGCGCAGCAGATAGTCGATCTCATCCGGGCGCAGGCCGGCGCCGGGTTTGCGAGGATCAATCAGACGACCAACGCCGATTGTCAAGTACCCGAGATGATCTTGGTACGCCGTGTGCTTGACGCCTTCGTCACGGCGCAATTGCTCAGTGAGTTTTTCAATCAAAAGCAAAGCCTCCAAAAGACCATCGGCCAGATGAACAAGAGCAGCGCGCTCATCCCAGCGCCCTCAGCTTCGAGGCCATGGCCGCCGCCGTGAAGGCCACGATCGCCCAGACAGCGCGTCCAACCCTCGCGGTAGGCGCGGCCCGAGATGGACTCGTTGGGATGCCCACCGAGCAGCAGGGCGTTGAGCCACTGGCTGCTGGCGGAGAAGAGGCGGGAGGGTAATGTAATTTCGGACGCCTGTCGTGCTTGCTAGGAAAGTCAGAAGGCCAGCGGAGGGGTTGAGTAATCACGGTTTCACCCCATCAAATAGATGTCTGTACGGTAAATGTTGATCGAGTCACCGGCCCCTGTAAGATTCCCACTCACGCTAATTGCATTAGCAACTGTGTTATCAAACCCTGCCGCTGCTGTTGCAAAACGAGTTGCGTTCAAGCCAACAGATAACCGACCAATGGCTCGATAGCCACCGGCCACGTCCATCAGTTCCAAGTCAACCTCAAACGCTGAGTTGGTTGCAGCAGCAGGAACCGTAAAACTAACATCAATCCCGCCAATGTTGACCACGACGGTGCTGCCGGCAGTCACCGTGTAGACCCCCTTGATGTGGACCCGCATAGACTTCCCGGCACCGAGCAGGCGGTTCGCCGGAAGGGTGTAGATCGTCGGGAAACTGTACGAAACAGCGCCCGATGCCGACCTATTTGATCGGTCAAAAGCGACTCGCACGTAGCTGGCGCTTTGCGCGTTGACCAGCTCGGTGATGTTTCCAGAGTAGCCGAACGCCTGGAACACAGTTCCGTTGGCGTCTGCAGTCCCTTGGTTGTAGATGTTGGGTGCACCACCCTCACCCCAGACCCCGCCGGTCTGAGCGCGCACGGCCACGGTGTTGCGCTTCAAATTCAGGTTGACCGTATCGCATCGAGAATTTTCTGCGATCAGGAAACCGACCGAGTTGTCTTCGATGTCGCAATAGTCGGCATGACCCTGAGATCCAGTGGACCAGTAAACGCCGGCACTCAGTGCTTTCTTGATGATCGGCCGGTTGGTCGAAAGTCCGCCGAGATAGCCCAGCGTGCACTCGGTCGTGTCAACAATTATTCCGTAAGCGCCGATGTTGTTCGCGTCCAAGATGCCGCCACCGATCCGCGCCCGCTCCGTGACGGTCGCATAGATGCCCGTCCACGAGCATGCAAAGGTGTGGACGTTCGTGGTGAGGAAGTCGCACCTGTTTTGTCCGACCAGCCCGATGCGGGTGAAACCCGATGCCTCGGTGAAATTCTGGAACTTGATGTCGCGGAACTCGACGGACACGCCGGGGCCGGAAGCAGATAGACCGTGGTCATACTGAGCGCCAACACCTCCACCGTCAACGATGCAAGTTGGCACGTTGGGATGACCGGCAACCGGGCCGCGAATCACAACCCGGTTCTTCGATGGGGTGCTAAAGGTCTGTTGACCGGCGGCGATGGTGTAGGTGCCCGCAGCTGCAACGATGTTCCACACGCCATCCAGGAATGGTTTGCCGTAGTTCGCCACGGCATCAAATGTGCCTTGGAACGTCAACCTCGGCTGAGAAGCCGAAAGACCATCGTTCGTGTTATTGCCTGTCGTTGACAGG